CGCTCCGGTAATTTCTAACGAACCTAAAGAGTCAAAGTTAGGGTCAGAAGGATAATGGAATAAATCCTTAAGTATAACCTGACTACCGTTATTAAAGGTAATCGTCTTTTCGTTAGCGTTATATCTAAACGCATCAGTAACCCCTAATAAGGTAGCTACATCGAAAAAAGAGTTTAGCGTAGTCTTTTTAAGAGCGTCTAACTTAGCACGACCTATTAACCATCTAGACCCCTTATAGTTAATACAGTTATTAATAACCCAAAGAACGCCGAAGAAAGATTTACCTCCTCCGGCTGCGCCTCCATATAATATTTCTACAGTTTCCTTATCGGTTAAGTACTTATAGGCTAAGGCTTGTTTTTTAGTTACCTTAATATCATTCCTCACCATAGGTACGAGTTCTTCTAAATTTACCGTACATATATCTAAACGAATTAGTGTATCTAATCTCGAAAGGCATAGCACTAACTTTAGTTTTTAGCTCTTTTCTTTTTCTACGGTTTTCTTCTAGTATTTTATTCCTCATCGTCTTCGACTGATATATTAATTTGTATTCTTTCTCCTTCGCTAGTTACGTCTTTACGGTCTGGTTCATTTACCCCGGTTAACTTAGCCATATCCGCGAGAATCTTTCTAGCTACTTCTTTTTCATCGTCTTTAATAGCTTTCTTATAAAGCTCGAATAGTCTAGCGTGGTGACTTTCAAAGATAGACTCCCTATCCTTAGAGTACTTATCTTCTATAGCGTCTTTAGCTTTCCTCCAGTAAATATCTGACTGTCTAGATTCTATATTATAAACGTCTTTACAGTAAATTACCCATTCAGCTCTACTAGTGTTATCGCATAATAACATCTCTATAGCTTTATTTACCCTCTTCTCGGACTCTCTCGCGTCCGCTATTTTCCTTTTATTATTATCACTTTTCATACTTTAATAATTTTTTCGGTAAACTCTACCATTTCTTTAACTCTATTAATCCACCCCTTTAAAAATACTAAGTTTTTAGGTCGTTTTTCAGTAATTAAAACAAACCTCTTAACCCTTTCTAAAGATAGGTCTAATAGTTTTACGTCCTTAACAGCTCTTAAGGTTACCGGACCTACTACTCCGTCTGGATTAACTTTTGCCGCCCTCTGTAGAATTTTTATAGCTCCGTTTATACCGTGATTAACTGCCATATCGAAAAGCATAGGTTTTAATTCTCTAGGGTATTCTACTTTTACTACCTTATTCCAGTAGTCTCTCTCATAAATCTTATAAGCGTCTTGATAGGTTAAGTTTTTAATATCTAAGTCAGGATAAGACCTAGCACTAACTCCGTATTTAGTACCTTTCAATTCTCCGGAAGGTGTATAATTACCTCTATCGTTAGGGTGTTCCGTAAAACCTCCTTCTAGTTCTATAGTTCTTACTATACTATCTTTTTTTACTCCCATTATAATAATTCTTTTAATGCTTTTTGATATGCTAAAGAAGCGTCTATATCTCTATCAAACCTTCCTAAATATTTACTTTTCCCGTTTATGTATATTTTAGCTATAAACTTTTTTGCTGTATTACAAAAATGAACACCTTTATAATCAGACGTTTTGTTACCGCCTACACAATTTTCCCTCTGTGTTACAATTCTTAAGTTCTGGACTCTATTGTCAGTCTTATTACCGTTTATATGGTCTACTACTAATTCCATTCCGTTAGGTTTATGACCTAGAAAAGCCATTGCAACTAACTGATGGATTCTAAAATCCTTACCTAACAATGCGACTCTTAAATAACTTCTCTTATTAGGTCTTCCTTTTAGGATTTTTCCATTCACTTTCCTTTCAAAATATCTACCATTTCTAATTGAAGGCGCTTTCCAACCTAAGCTTTTAACCCTTCCCAAATTACTTACTTGATACATTCCTTCGTGTCCCGGAACATCTTTCCAAATCTCTTGCATATTTTAACACATTTTTAATAAACACTTAAAATAGAAAAGCGTAGCAGGAAGTGTTTAAACCTTTTGCATCGGGTAATTAATCCGAACTACGCTCTATAATATACAAAAAAATATTAAAACTTACCTCTAGGACATTTTTGACTCTTGAAGCGGTTTTTTACATTCAAGATACAAGAACAAGTAGGGTAACGTCCTTTAGTAGGTCTACCAAGTTTACCACAAATTAAAATACTATTACCTTCTTGTCCTTTAGTAGCGGTACAGTCTCTACAAATAGCCATTCGCTCCTCGTAATTATTTGCAACTTCTACTCTTTTAGGTAATCCGTACTTAATAACTAAATCATTAAGCATAGACACGTAGCACGAGCTACAAGTTCTACTATTATAGTAAGAGCTAGTCTTATTAAATATAGCTCTATGGATTTCTACTAACTCTTTCTTGTCTACTGAGTTAATAGACCGGTAGGGATAACCTACCGAGTCTAATAATTTTATAAATCTATCTTTCATATTAAAATAAAGTTTCTTGTTTAACCTCGTCTTTAAATCTTTGGTCGGCTAAGTCTAAGTTTATCTTAGCTTGTTTAAAATACGAATCTTTTAACTCAATACCGATAGCTTTACGTCCTAAAGATACTGGACTGTAAACCTCTGAACCTACACCCATAAAAGGAGTAAATACAACTTCTCCGGGATTAGAGTATAGTTCTACAATTCTATCAATAACATCTAACTGTAAAGGGTGTACGTGTTTCTCGTCGTCCTCTTCTCTAGAGTCTCTAAAAGGTAATACGTTATCTATTCTAATATCGTCCCATACAGAAGACGCATACCTCTGCCAGATGTAGTGCGATAACTTATTACTCTTAGGGTCTTCGTGGTTCTTAAACTCTCTATTTAAGTGGTCCCATAATTGAGCCTCGTTTAAATCTGATTTATTAGCATTATTCCAAGCTTGTAAGATATTAGGCAATATCGGAGTAGCTCCAAAGTATTTAGATAATCCTTTTGAATGAGTTACCGGAACTTGGTTTTCTCCTTTCTTAGTGAATACTAAAACGTAATCAGGCATAGCGGTAAAACATCTTGTAGAGTCCTCAACTATAAATTTGTGCATTAAAGATTGGACCATAGTACGCATACGAACTTTTAAAGGTTCTTTCCATATTGTAATCCTATTACGGTATTCAAAACCGTACTTCTGATGTATTTTAATTATCTCACTAGGAAAGTCCCATAGTCTACACGTGTTATCAAAAACGTCCGTACAATGTACCGCAGTTATTCTACCCGGTTTTGTTACTCTTGCAACTTGCTCCACTAAGTACTCGTACTGCTCTAAAAATTGCTCTTTACTTTCACAGTTAGAAAAATCATTCTCACTAGATGAGTAATTATACAGTCCAGCGAAAGGAGGAGAATAAACAGATAAGTCTATTGATTCATCTTCTAAAGTTGGTAAAACATACATACAGTCACTATTATAGATTGCGTAGTTGTCTGTTACTAATTGGTCTTTTACTTTGTTCATAATGTTAAAATTTTGGTTTAATGATTTCGTTTTTAAATTCTTTTTTATCGTCAATAAAATTACTGTTTACATTCTTTGTTAAATTCTCATAAAGTTGTATAGCTTTTTCTGTTTTCTGTTCTAGAGCTTTCATTACTCTTTTTTGACCTCCAGAAGTAACTACATCTATAACTACGTTATTCTTTTGTCCGAACCTCCAAAAACGTCTAATAGCTTGGTAATACTGTTCATAAGAGTAAGTAGGGAAAAATACAGAGTGGTTACAATGTTGCCAATTTAAACCCATTCCAGTCATCTTAGCCTTTGTTATAATCCTTTTTATTTCTCCTTTAGCAAATCTTAATAGTATATCCTCTTTTTTATCAATATTCATACTACCCTTAATCTCTACAGCTTCCGGGTCTAGCTCATTTATTAAACTACTTTCTTCGTTTAAGTTAACCCAGTATACAGATGTTTTATCTTTCGCTAATTCTACAGCCTTTTCGCATCTTTCTTTTATGGTCTGCTTTTGCTCTAGTCTTATTTCTTGAAAAGTCTTAGCCTCTTTTGGAAACATTTGAGACTGGTCGTTTAACCCTACTAAAGACAAGTTGTCTACTACGTGTTTATTTATTATTAACTCAGGGAGCTTATATCTATCGTTATTAAATCCTAAATCGCTAGGCATTTTAATCATTACGCTCCATTGATTAACCCAAGCAAAAAACTCCGTCTCCGCGTGTGGTTTTAAATAGTACTTCTCTCCGATATTCCTAGTCTGCTTTGCTACGCTACTATTATTATTCTTAAAAAACTTACCTAGCATATCCATATATCCCATATATCCTAAAGCTTCAGAACTTGTACCTAACTCTATAAAATCATTAGGAGAAGGTGTAGCGGTTGATAAAAACCTATAAGATATTTTCTTTACAAAGCTAGTTACTTGATTCTTAATCTTACCGTCAAAGTTTTTAAGTATTGACGACTCATCTAGTACTACTCCTTGAAAGTCTTTACTATCGAAATAGTGAAGTCTCTCGTAGTTAGATATTACTATACTTTTACTATGACTTCCGTCTTTAGAGTATTCAATATCTGTTATACCCATTTTCTCAGCTTCAATAATAAACTGAAAAGCTACAGCTAAAGGAGTTAATATTAATACTTTTCCTTGCGTGTGGTTTACTACGTTTTGAGCTATTGAAATCTGCATTAAAGTTTTACCTAGCCCGGTGTCAGCAAAAACAGCCATACGACCCTTTTTAACTGCTCTGGTAATTACTTCCTTCTGGAAATCAAAAGCCATATTAGGTATATAGTTAGGTTCGAACCCACTATTACCTATGTAATGACGTTTACCTTTTAAAAATTCTTCGTAATTCATATTATTTATTTGTTCTTAGTTTGTGTACTGCTTCTTCTATTACTTCCGTTATTCGTTCTAACTCGTCTTCGTTAGACATAGACTCTATAAGGTTTACTAACTTGTCTCCTTCGCGCTCCCATCGGTTAAAGAGTAGTTTAGCGTGTTGTTTCGTTTCTCCTTGTAGAAATCCTTTCTGCTGGGTAGTAGCTCTAAATAAAGCTATTAAAATACTCCACTCGTTCATAGTTATTCGTTTTAAAAGGGAGGTTTTACCCTCCCGTAGTTATTAAGCTGTTACAAATTCCG